AGCCTGCCCACCCCCAAAGCTGACGGGCGCTTTCTTGAACACAAGGCATGTCGTCACGCCAGCAGGTAAAACCATGAGGAATCCTTAGCTAATGGTGATGGGTGGGCGGTTGGTGACGTTCCCCGTCGTGCTGTCTCGGGTGATCGCCGGTTGCGTGTAGGTGATCGTGGCGCCGTTGACTATGCGCGTGATCGTGTACGCCGATATTGAGCCGGGGAAGCTGACTGAGGGTGTGCCCGCGTAGGTGCCGTCCTTGCCGTCCGGCCACTTCACCACCGCCGACGTCGGGGCGTTATTGCTGTCATACGTGATCGCACCCGCAAAGAGTTTGTCCGGGTCCCGCGCCAACGCCACAAGCGCCGCGTCAAGGTCATCCTCCAACTGATTCAGCCGGGCCGCACTCAACGGCGTGTTGCCCAGCACCCCGTCACTCCAAGAACGTTTTGCCACTTCCGTCACTCCTGACTATTAATTGCGCACCCGAATGGCTACACTTCGTGGTATGGAAACAAAATCTCTCGCCCTCGGGGCCGCAGGGACTTTGCTTCTCGGGGGACTCGCTTTTGGGCTGGTTGCTACCGCGAACGCAGAGAACCAGCCAGCACCCGCACCCGTGTCCGTCGTTACTACCGAGGCCCCCGCGCCCGTCCAGGAGCCTGCCGTGACTGAACCCGCACCGGAACCGACCACGGAAGCGCCGGTGCCTGTTGAGGCTGCACCCGCGCCCGTTGCTGAGCCTGTCGCGCCCGCACCCGCCGTGGTTGAGCCCGCACCCGTCTACGTCGCTCCCGAGCCAGCAGCACCAGCGCCCGTATACGTGGCGCCGGCACCTGCCTACGTTCCGCCCGCACCTGCACCAGCGCCCGCTGGCACCTACATCGCCACCAATACGGATGACAAGGTCGCCGTGGACAGCAAGGGCTACATCATCGGCGGCACCGTCTACGGCCCAGGCGACGGCGGCGGCAAAGTAGACATGCCCTCCAAATAGGCTTTAGCGCAGGAAAATAACTGTCCCGTCAAGGTTCACGTTGTTATTCATGTTGGCCGGCCACGGAGCAACAGCAGTCGATGCAGTACCTTCAATGACGAAACTGGACCCCAGTGAGGTCAGCAGCACGCCTGCTGTCTTGCTGGGGTTCGCTGCTACCCCCGGCGGCACGCCCGCCCTGCCCGAATAGCCTGGACCGGACCCGTTCACCTTCAGCCCGCAATAGAGCGTGTCAGTCGCGCCTGTGCTGTTAGCTGCGGACAGGTTCGCTGTGGCGTTTACAACCGCACGCGAGAACCCAGCCGGGACAGTGACCGTAACGGAGACGATAGGCAGGTTGTCGCCATTGCCAAGCGCAAAGTTCTGAGCATCAGCATGGAACGCGAACGGAACCAGCGGGTCAGCCAGCGCGTCGTTGCCGATGATCCCGCTAGGCAGTTCCAGCGTCCCGCCGATGTGGACGTTACCGGTGAAGGTGGCGTCGCCCGTGACATCCAGTGTGCCGCTGACCGTCTCAGCGCCTTGGACATCCATGCTGCCCTCAACGACGATCCCGTCCGGTACCGCCCGGATCCCTGCCGCGCCTAGCTGGTTCGCTGACCGGAGCTGCTGCACGTCCCGTTCCAGGTCTTTGATGCGCCGCATGAGCGCGTCCTCACTGGGGAACTGGGAGCCGGCTAGTCCTGGCTGACCCATCAGATACCGCCTTCAATGTTGGTTACGTCGATGAGTGGGGTGACGGTGGTGTCGGTGAGTTCCCAGCCGACGCACCGGGCCGTACCAACCAAGCCGCCCGGGAACTCCGGCGCCTCGATACTGAAGCCGATGTCGTCGCCGATGAACCAGTCACGCCCAAGCTTCGGCGCCTCTTCCCGGTTCGCCGTGAGTGTCAGTGCTAGGGATCCGTCTTTCATGGACGCCAGCGCCCTTTGAGCATGCGAGGTCAGGGTGTCTATGTCCGTGATGGAGGTTGAGGGCGTCCACCGGTATTCGAACCGGGGCCGCAGATCACCATCATTCTTCTGGTGCGGTGACTGCGGGCGGGCATCCTCGGTACCGGACGACACGGCCATGACGTCGTTCGCGCCCTCATCCGCGCCGTAGCCTTCCACCAGTTCGGCGTCAGTCACCGAGCCGGGCAGGTAGAACTGTGCGGCCGGGTTTAGACCGGCTGGGGGAGCGGACCCGATACGGTCACCAACGGTCAGCACGAGCCCTAGCTTCCGCTCGTCCACCCACTCCCACCCGATGGTCCATTCAGGCCCGCCAAGGACGCCTGACAGGTCAGTCAGCACCGAGTACAGGGTCTTGTCTGACGAGTCCAGATAAGAGCGGTCACGCACAACACCATCCCCGCCGACGATCTGCACACGCAACGGCAGGCCACGTAACAGGCTGTACCCGTTCTGCACGTACTCCTGCACCAGCAGCTTGACCATGAGGTTCTGGGCGGTGTTCATCCCGATAGTTCCGACATAGATCCGGTCCATGTAGCCTTCGGCGGTGACGAGGGACATCTTCACCCCGCCACCGGGTACGCGGTTGCGCCGGACCACCATGCCGCCCCACAAGGGCAGGCCGCGGGGCTCGTTATCCTCCGGCTCAGACAAAGCCACCAGGAACGTCGCGCCCGGCCGTGTAGCCGTCAACCAGTTCTCCGGCGGCCCGTCATACCCGGCAGGATCCCACGTAGGGAGGCTCGCCGTCTGCGATTCATACCGCATCAGCGTCGCCTTCAGCGCGCCGTCTACCTTGAGCGTCGGCAGGTCGGCAATGATGCTCCCATCGTTCGCATTCACGCTTACCCATGAGAGCATCAAAGCCACCTAACTCAGTTGTTACAGTTCGTGCTTGCCGTTCGGCGTGTTCGGCAGGGCCAGCCCAGCCGCGCCCATACCAAGGACCGCTGTCACCACGTTGATAATCAGCGGTATCGAATCCTCGGGGATCAGCCGGAACAGTTGTGCCACCGGGATCAGCGCGAGAACGACGCCGTAGACGTACCGGCGAACCGCCGGGTCCTTGATGTTCACTTCGCGCCCCCAAGCAGCTTCACAAGCTCGTCCCGGACCTGCGCGGCGACGCCTGCAGCGTTGATCTGCTGTGCGAGGTCAGCAGGCGCAGTCTTCTTCAGCGCAGAAGTCAACTCGTTCCCGGTAGCGACGATCTGCCCGTTGATGCCGTCAATGACGGCCTTGTTGTTGGCGTTATACCAGGCAAGAGCGGCGCCAAGGTTGATCTGCCCCGGGGTGCCGCCTTCCTGGTTAATGTTGTACGAAACGACGGCGGACGCGATCTTAGCGGCATCCTGGTCAGTGATAGGCATGTCTTCCTCCAAAGGTGTGATGGTTGCGGACTCGACGCTGATGATGCCTGCCTCGTCCGGGTAGTCGGTCAAGTACAAGTCCGGGTTCACGCGCCCGTAAGTGTTGGTGTTCAGGTTGAAGTTCGGCGGCAGGCAACCAACATGTAAGTGCGGGCCGGTGATAACACCAGTGCCGCCGTCGTCAGCCCCAGTCAGTGCGATAACTTGGCGGCCCCTAACCCGCTCCCCGGTGCTAACCCGGATCTCGGAAAGGTGCCCGTACTCGACATACGGGCCACCGTCGCCGTCTAGGTTGAGGACAACCATTTGGCCGCCGAAGTTCAGGTTCCAGCCCCAGTTATCGGCATAGGTGGAATCGAAGCGGCCCGCGAAGACCACGACACCATCCCCGGCCGCGTAGACCGGTTCGCCAATCTGCGACAGGTAGTCGTCCCCGTTGTGTCCGCCCGGGGGATTAGGGCCCCAGCCCGGGTTAGCGCCGAAACGCTGGCCTCGCTGAATGCGGGATGGTAGGGGTTTGTAATATCCCATCAGAGCCGCCCGCCTTCCGCTGGATCAATCGGGTTCGGCGCAGGGTGGGCTGCCCGCCAGTAGCGGAGCTGCTTAGAGATGATGGTGTAGCCATTCCAGCCGATAGCCGCAGCAACGAGGCCAAGCATGGTGTCCTTCGCCCAGTCCGGCTGAGGCCCAACCAAGCGCTGCACCAAGAAGAACCCTGCCAGCAGCGACAACGCAGCAAAGAGAATGAAGTACGCCTTGCCCGCCCGAGTGGTCCACCACGGCGCAACAATGCTGTACGCGCCCAACGTGAACACCGTCAGCACAAAAATCACAAAAATGAGGATGCCTGTCATTACTTACTCCAGTTGATGTTTTCGAGCGACTGCCCAAAGTGGTTTCTCTGTCGGATCTGCCGCAACGTCTCAACCAAAGTCAGCGCTTCCGCGTGCATGTCGTGGGCATCCTCAAGCTGTTGCTGCGCCTGCTCCTGCGCCTCAATCGCCTCCACCTGAGAAGCTGGGGCGACACTCCGTTTCCAAATCCATCTCACGAATCCACCCCCGCTTTGTCCTGGATGGCAGTCATGACCTTCTCGACAGTCGTTCCAACACCATCCACAAGGACCTTTATCGTCTCGGCCTGCTTGTCGATGGTTGCTTGCTTCTTTTCCGAAGCGTCACGCCAGTACTTGACCGTTTCCTGCTCAGCACGGACCCGGCCAATCGGGACTACCCGCTCGAAAAACAGCAGCAGCACCAGCAGAATGTAGAGTCCGGCCGGGGTCAGCGTTTCCATAGGCAGGTGAAAGCCATCGATCACCACGAGGCCCCCAGCAATGTATTGTGTATTTCACCCATGCGGGCAAGCCTCCTAATCAGGCGTGTTCGGGTGGGTAGTGCGGCGACGGGGCCGTAATCCTCGTCGCCGCACGTCAAAAACTCAGGCGATCCGCGTAATCCGAACCCTCGCCGTGAACGTCCGGTCAGAACCAGTACCATGCGCCAATAGCGGCTTGATAAGCTGCCCAGCCGCAAGCATCTCGTTAGGCAAGGTCGCTGCGAAGTTCTGCAACCCGCCGCCCATCGTCACCGTGTAGTTCCCGTCAACGGACAGCCACGAGATACCCGAGATCGGGGCCGTGAACGACACAAGCACCGTCCGCGCATACAAGCCCGCGTCACGGACCTGCAACTGGTCAGTGCTGGCGATAGTCACGAACGAACTATCTGTACTCCGCACCGTGTCACGGGTGAAAACGCCCATCCCCCAGCCCGTGTTAGACGACGCGACGTTGGGGGCTGTCGTGAACTCTGCGTGACCGAAGTGATCCCACGTCGAACCGTTCCACTTCTCACGGATCCCCGTGGAGCTGATCTGCGCTAGGTCCATCCTCTGGATGTCCATGCCCACGTAAGGGGTGAGTGCGTCACGCTCGGTCTGCGAGTAAATCGGCAGCACCGCACCAGCAGCGACGTACACGGAAGGGTTACGCACCACAGTTGGGGAACCGCCGCCAGCAACCGGGACACTGATCGTCCCCACCAGGAACGAACGCGCCGGCAGCGTCGGCGCCACAGGGGAAGCGGAAGGGGTGCCGGCCAAGTACAGGACCGGGGCAGTAGTCGCGCCCGAACCATCACCCGCAGACGAGTCGTTCACCTGAATGTAAACGATGTCCTTACGCGCATAAGTAGCATCAGCCGCCGTCACGCTACCGGTCACGTTCGCGTCCGACGCCCACCCATACATGCCCTGATGCGTTGACGCGCCCGGATCCAGTTCGGCCGCGCACGGGCCAAGCGTCCACGTCGTAGACGTAGCCGTAAGCACGTTAGAAGGCGTGCCCACACGGAAACCAGAACGGCCACCCAACTGCCTGCCAGAACCCCCACCATGCCCAGCAGCACGAGCCTGACGCTCCTGCTGAGCCGTAACCGCAACCCCATCCGGGGCAAGGAAAGTAATCGTCATGAGTGGCCTCCTATGACCATGAAGGTTTTGTCGTGACCGTCAGAGAGGCCGTGGAAGAGTAGTTCTGGGCTGAGAAAGCAATCACGTTGTCCCCAGGATCCAGGGAGAACCAGCCGCGGGAAGTGACGTAACCAGAGCGCGGCGCCTGACCCTGTGCGAGTACTTCCCGCCGGTCCATGTCCACCGTCACAAACTCGCCACTACCAAGAGCCAGTGCCGTGGCGAACGTCAGGGACGACTTCTTCCCCTGATGCGTCACCGTCCACCCACCAGCAGGCAACGGCCCATCAATCCGCAACCACACCGGCGCCTGCGTGTTGCCCGGGTTATTGATCGTCACCTGACCCGTGCCACTAACACCCGTCCAGGTTCGCGGCCAGGTCGAGGGACGGACCAAACCACCCTCACTGAACGGGAGGCGGGTGCTAGCCGACACAAGGTCGCCGAACTTACGCGGATCCTTCGCGGAAACCAGAATTGAATACTCGGCCAGCTTGTCCGAATGCCACTTGGGGATAACCTCACCCTTGCGCCGCACCGTAGCGGTACGCAGCCGGCCAGACTCCAGGACAATGATGTCGAACGGCGCCAACGACACGGCCGCGTTCAACCGGTCGAACGCGGCCTCAAGCGCAGCCATGTCCGCGCCATGGATAAGCCCGCCCATAGTCAGGATCCGCGGCGTCAGGAACGACTCAGATTCGGTCGCCCCATGCCCACGCGCACGCTGCGTCAACTCCAAAGTCGGAGAAGGCGAACCGTCCCAGCCCTCAAGAGTTGTCAGGGACCAGCGCACCCCGAAACTATCCGTCTGCCCAAGGATGAAATCAGAGTTCAGCGCAACCTGCCGACCACTCGAACCATCCGAGAAGCCGGGATAGGTAGAGGGGCTGGGATACGTTACTGGACTTGGGTATGGCATCCCAGCCTCCTTCTA